TCCACTTCCAAAACGATTTCATCGTGGACGTGCAAACAAATATCCCTATCGGCCAACGCCATCATTTTTTCGGCCAACACGTCGCGTGCGATGGCTTGCGTGATATTTTCGACCAATAGTCCACCGTATGCGGCCATCCGCGTCCATTGTTTGGTTGTTTGGTTTAGTCCTTCGTATGTTACTTGCATCCCACCAAACTTGCCCGGTGCCAACCGTGGGCGCCAATAGCACATTTCCCGTCCCGATGGCAACTTGCAAAACAAGATCCCGCGCCGTACCTGATACGCCACCCTTCCCACCTTAACAATGGATCCGGCGTTTTGCACCGCGACAATTGCCGCCCGTTCCACGTCCGCCCACAACGCCACGATCTTCCCGTTGGCCGCGCGCCACCGCGACACCAAACCGGGCAAATCTTCGTCCGGGATACCCATGGCCGCCGATCCCATCTTTAACAGCGCACCGGTGCCACCCTGATATCCCAATGCCAGTTCGGCGATCTTCCCTTTGGCGCGCATATCCCGATCGACCATCCCAACCGGCACCCGGAACATGGCGGCCGCCGACGCTTCGTAAATTTTCCCGTCGCCGGCAAAAACTTCCATCCGCCACGTTTCCCCGGCCAACCATGCGATTATCCGGGCTTCGATGGCGGCAAGATCCGAAACGAGTAAAACCCGACCCGGTCGTGGCACAAATGCCGTCCGGATTAGTTGCGACAAAACCGCCGGAACGTTTCCGTACATTAATTCTAATTGATCCAAATCACCATCCCGCACTAACCCGCGCGCCACGTCCAAATCCGCTAAATTGTTTTTGATTAAGTTTTGTACTTGTACATGGCGACCCGCCCAACGGCCGGTACGGTTGGCACCGTAGTATTGAAATAAACCGCGTATCCGTCCGTCCGACCCTGCACCGTTTAGCATGGCATAATATTTTTTGATACTACTTTTACTAATCCGTTGCCTTATTTCTAAAACCCGCCGCACCGCCGCACTATCGGCCGCCGCGATCATCGCCGGTATGTTGTCCTTTCGAAGATCCGGCACGTCCGCGCCCGTTTCCTTTTCCAACCACGCCCGTAATTGTGCCACGCTGTTTGGGTTCCGTAAACCCGTAATGGCCACGGCTTCCGAAATCATCCGCGCCGTATATTCGTCGTTGATCCGGATGGCATTTTTTACCAACACTAAATCCACCAACACGCCGCGCGCGTTTATGGTCTGATCCAAAGCGAATATGGGTTTTTCAAAATCGGGTACCGTGTAAAACGATATTGCGTCCCGTATGGCCGATTCTGTAATTACGTCCGTGCGGCAATAGTCGATAAACGCCGCCCATCGATCCGGCGCGTGGTGGGGTAAATTTCGCGTCCGTCCGCCATTGATTATGGTGGACGTACAAGGTACCGAAAAATACTTTATTAATGCCCGTCCGCGCGTGTCCTTTTTTGTTCCTAATTGTAACACTTGCGCAACTTTGTCCAACCCGAATGGTAAACCGAGCCGGGCGGCGTCGGCCATGGTGCAACGCCACTCCGCCGGATCCAAAACAAGGTCAAACCGGCGCGCCAAACAAACCATTTCGAATTGTGCATTGTACGCCGTTTTGATAATGGCCGGGTTGGTCAATGCGTGTATAAATTCGGCCACTTCCCTAAATGGCGCGTTGGCCATATCGATCATTTGCACCACGCCGTCGTCGTACCGGTACCCGATTAGCATTATTTCAAAATCCGGGCTTTCGCAATACTTGTAAACGCCGGCGGATTTAAGATCCACCGACGAATATGTTTCGATATCAATGTTTAATACGGTCATAATACCATTGTTTTAAAAATCGGTGCGCCCGGTGGGCGGACGCGCCATCGCCGCGCACCAATCGTTTTTTATATAATCCTTTTTCAACTGCCTGATCCAAATATTTTTTGCACTTGTAACAAGTTAATCCCGTGGCGCGCATGGCCGATTTTATCGAATAATCGTCCATGGGCTGCACACAAAATAAAAAGTCGTCTAAATTTTCGATTTTCATTTTACTAAATAAAAATATTCTACTTCGCCGCCAAACCATTCCTTTACCAAAACCCGGTCGGCGCGGAAATTTTCGGTAGTAACCGGCACGTGGCCGTATTGGTCGTATAAACCAAAGATATCCCGGCGTGCCATCTTGCCGTCGATTTCACCAACCCATGCGCCGCAACCGTACGCGTACATTCCGTTTAATGGGTGGTTTGGAAATTCCGGGAAAAAAAATTGGATCGCGCCACCCATTTTGGTTTTGGGTAACGCCACGATATATTCGACCAATCCCAAATTGGATTTGGTGTCGATAACGCGCCCGGTTTTATTACAGATAAAAACGCTATTGGCGTCCATCGTAAACGCGTCCCGGTATTCCACGCCATCGATAGTAACGTGCCAATGCACGCCGCCATCGGCTTTAAAGGATTTAAATGCAGCTTCGACCGTTTTTCCGTTTGCGAGTGTGTAAGTAGTATTCATTTGTTTGTTGTTTAGAAAACAAAGATACGGTATCGTAACCATACTTTCCAAATTTTGGGGAAATATTTTTTTTCACTTAAAAAAAAGGCCAACGTAGAAACGCCGGCCGTGTTTGTGTTTGGACAAGTTTAACGAACAAAAATTTTTAAATATCGTCGTCGTCGGCTTCCACTTCAACGTCTGCAAATGCGATGGCGGCTTGTTCCTTGCCACCGAGTGCCACGCCGTCGCGTACCTTCAACAAATTATTTAAACCGCACGCCACGCCCCGGTTGCCGTTTGTATTGAACGGGTAAAAGTTGATATCGGCCATGGCGTAACAACCCGAATATAATTTTGCTTTGTCGATCATTTCGTTTTTGTCGCGATCCAACACGCCCGGTTGTTGGTTGGACGTCGCATTGACAAAATAATTTCCGGCGTACACGGGATCGCCGGGTTTTTCAACGTCGCCGTCCCTTAGTGGTAATTTCAGCGTTGCCGGTTTTTTGCCGCCCCATTTCGGGATCCCGGCTTCGGTTGCCGCTTCGATGGCCGCATTGATTTTTTTAACGGTGGCTTTATCCGTTTTTGGGATCAATAGCGCGGCGGAATATTTTTTTTGTCCGCCATCCTGCATCGATGTTGGTTCCCATACGTGCAAATACGACAGTCGTACCGTTCCCGTGATCACTTTGGTTAAATTTTTTGTTTCCATTTGTTTTAAATTTTTAAACGTTTTTAAATGCCTGTTTCGCCCGATCGGCCGCGCCAAATGCGGCGCGTTTATCGCTAATCGGTACTAATACCGGTTTCCCGGCGGGTTTATGGACAAAATCGCCCAATATTTTTTCAAAATCATTTTTTCCCAATAATTTAGATATCTCCGTAATGCCGCGAAGTTTAACGACGTGGATTTCTTCAAGTGATAACCCGGCGGCCAACAACGCTTCCGTTACTTTTATTTCGTCGGTGTACGTGCGCACGCTGCGCCCTTCCACCAACTTCATTTGCGGCCACTGGACGCCATGGTTTATTGCCTGATCGTACGCGTAATCGGAAACCGCGCCGATCCAATCGATAAACGATTTTTCTTTTTGTAAGATCTTCGCGATTTCGTCCGGTGTAAGTAATGCCGGATCGGTAAACGCTTCCCGCACGGCTTCCATGTTGTAGGTGGCAAGTGCTTTGCATTTATGTTTAATCTTGCAAAACCCGCAATGGGATCCCGGTACGAAATCGCCGGCACCAACCGACGCGATCGCCGCCCGTGGGCGCAAAACGTTTTCCGCCCACTGCGTCAAATCAAAAATTGTCGTTTCGGCCGTGGATATACTATCCAAACGCGGTTGATAAATTGTCATTTTTACCGTGCGGATATTATACAAATGCCGCATTTCATCCCATGCACCCAACGCGTACAATTTTAGTTGGGCGTTATCGTCGGCAAACACCGGGACGCCCTTGCCGTACTTTAGATCGATAACGTGCAACACGCCATCGGCAACGATACGGATATCGACCGTGCCAAACCCGTCCGGCACCCAACGCGTTAAATCGACGCGATCTTCGGTAAACAGGGTGGCGCCCGTGTGCGAATTAAATTGCTCCAAAACGTACGTGGTAAACCCTTCGGCGTAATCCCACATTTCGCCCGTGTATAGATCGTCGGATTTTATTTCGTCAATGCGTTTAATAAATTGCTTTTTGGTGATCCCGCCGGTGCGTTCCAATATCATTATTTCGGCCAACCGGTGCGCCAACGTTCCTTCGTCGGCGTATTGCGACGTGGTGTATGGCTCCAACGCTTCAAGTTGGGCGGATGGCGTGCAAACCATCCACCGGTGCGCCGACGATGGCGATAAAATTGCGTGGCTCATTACAGGGTATTTATAAAGTTATAAAACGGCGTGAAATCGGCGGGTTGTAGATCTTGCAACGATGGATAATCGCGATCGGCCAACCACTTTTTTATCGCGTCCTTATGCCCGGCTTTCGATTTCGGGACGGCGATGGCGCGCAAACTTTCGATCGTGTGGACGGATCCATTGGTGGCGTCGGCTTTAATTAATGCGTCGATCAATTCGGTTTCCGTTGCCGTGTCCTTTCCTTCAAAAACTTTGGCGATCGTTTCGGCGTCGGCGAGTTGTTGCGCCGTTGGTTCCTTTTTCTTTTTCTTCGGTTCAAGTGCGCCCACGGCGATCAATTGTTTTTCCAAAACGGCGTCGGCCATGGCGGTTTTAACGGGATCCGGTTTAACGGCTTCGGGTTGGCTAACTAATGCGCGCAATGCGGCGAGCAACGCCGGCGTGGCGTCGATGGTAATTTTGATTTCCATTTTATTTAGATTGTTTTTTGATGATACGTTTTACTAAGTGCGGGTAATTGTGGGCGTACTTCCGGGCTAATTTTTGTTCACCTTCGCCGCGTGTCGTAATGCGTGCGTCCAACGGTACTTTGCGAAATTCATTTACGATGTGCGTAATGATTGGCGTTCCTTTCGATACTTGTAGCAATTTAAATACTTCCATTTTATTAGCGTTTTAGCGTTTGAGAAAACAAAAATAGTTTCTTTTTCGATACTTCCAAAAAAAATATCTATGTTTGTAAAAATATTTTTTAAATGAAACTTACAAGTAAACAATATGCCGCCATGCGCGGCATTTCGGACGCGGCGGTGCGCAAGGCAATTAAAATGGGACACAAATTACCGGGCGTGGTTCGGCGTGAAAAGTTTGGCCGGGCGCACGTGTTGATCGTGGACGCAAAATTAATACCTGAATCCAAACGCGCCGTATGATAACCGCCATTTGTGCCGTTTGTGCCACTTGTGCCACGCCGTTTGTATTTTTATTGATCGCTTATAAAAAGCCTAAACGGGTTGCGTCATACGCCACCTTTGGTAAGTAGTGCGCCCACGGCACCTTCCAAAATCCATGCGAGTACAAACGCAAGTAGTAACGAATCGACGTTACCGCGTTTAATAACGTACTCCAATAACAGGAAAAATAAAACAACAAGTAGTAATCGAATTATTGTTTGTCGCATGGCTTAAATTTTTTTGCCCTTCGTACTTGCACGTTTTATAATACCAAATTATAAATGCCGATACGATAATGGCGGTGATTAAATTACGCCCATCCCTTTTAGGTCTTAACGGTTTCACTACTCCCATCCGAATACGTTTTAACGGTGGTGGTTTCGGTGATAACGGACACGTCCACCAATACGCGCGCCGACGTTTCGGCCGGCGATACGGTAATGGTAACGTCGTCGGACGCCGTGGCACCCCGGTTATCGGTGGCCGTCAAACGGAAAACGGATTGGCCAACCATTAGTCCGCGCGCTTCGGCGACCGTGCCGTGCGGCGATCGTAACCATCCGGATCCGGAAACCTTATCCCACCGCGCCGTCTGCACGGCGCCGTCGGCATCGGTGGCCGATCCGGTTAAATTTGCTTTATTGTTGGGCAAAGTAATTTCGATATCTGCGCCGGCATCCACCACGGGTGGCACGTTTTCGCCGGGTTGTTCGCCCGATACGTTGAACGATCCCAAATCGTACGATCCATCGTCGGCGCGATCGTCGTTATATAACGGCATTGGTTCCCGGTACCCATTGGGATCCACCACGCGTACGGCCAACGAATAATCGCCCGGTGGCACCGATAGTGGAATTGAATCAACGGCGGCCACCGTTGCGGGTAACATTAAAAACGGTGTAAACTCCGATACCAACGTTTCGACGATTTGGCCGCCGCTATCTTTTATTAATAATTCGACGTCCCATTGCTCCAATGCCACGCCGATCCCGCCGTTTTCCCAATTTAGCGATATCGATATGGCCGATGGCGTGTTGGTGAACGTGCCGCCGGCAATGCGTAATTTATATCCGCACGCGTCAAACGCGGCACGGATCCGGTCGCGCGTGGCCAACGACGACGGATATTGCCCGTAATTACCATTTCCAATGGACGTGGTATGATAGGTTTGCACTTGCCGCATTAAATCCGTCATATCCAAAGATCCGGGCAATGGTTCGCCGGTAATGGCGGCCGTTTTCCACTTTTCTAAAATGTAGTTTTTAAATGGCTGCGACCCGGCGTATGTTTGTTCGTTGTGTTCAAGCAATCGCCCCAAATATTCGGACGGATCGCCGTATTGATCTTTGCGAAACCCGGTATCGCCCCAATCGTTTTTGCTCATTAACGCATAGTGCGCAAGTTCCGGATACGGCGGAAACGAATTAATACCGGTAAATCCGCCGTCATATATCGCGACCATGTGTACGAGTGGCCACCGGTCAAATATCTGCGTATGGGCGTCCACAATCGCTTTTAGTGCGGATACGGTTGGTTGTCGTCCATTCGGGAAATTATCCCATGGCACGGTGCCGCTATGCCATTCGCCCCAATCGCCGAAACCACGGATATCGATAACAAAAACCGCGTCCGTATATTTTACGCCGTTGTATTCACCCGTCAATAAATGTTCACGGATCGCGGTATGTAGATCCCGTAATGCTTTTATGTAATGCTGCGAATTATAATTGGCGATCCAAACGCCGTTGTAAACCCAATCCGGGTTTGCTTCGGCTTGCATCTTATCGTGCAGCCACTTCGGATACGCCGACGACGCGCCATCGTACGACGTATCGCCGCCGTCGCTATTGTACGGCATAATTCCAAAACTTAATTTTTGGTCGTGATCGATCGCGTCGTGCAATAAATTATCCAAATAACCAAAATCGTATTGCCCTTCGGTGGCTTCACCGATCCGCGCCCATTGGAAACGGTAATATACTTCGCGGCTGTTTTCCTGATCCACGGGTTGATCTTCGGTCGGGTTTGGGATCCGTGCGGTGGAATTGTGCCATTGTTCGGCACCGGCACCGGTGCGGATCATCGGCGTACTAAAAGGGATGGTGGCTAAATTGATATTTGGCATGGTTGGTTGGTTTATTGATCTAATAAAATATGTTTCCCTTCGTCGCGATCGCGCAAATATATCGCCGGCGCCCGTGCGTCGATTTCATCAAACCAAAATTGTAAATTGGTTTTGCCACGTATCGCCGTCGTCGTTGCCGGATCCATTTGCTTTGCCACGCCGACCGTCATTTGCTGCAAAAAATTATACACATTAACGATCCATTGTCCCGGTAAACCGTTTACGGTAATGTTGGCGTTCCATCCACCCGCGCCGGCTTGTGCGCCGATTTGATCACGCATTAATCTAAGTCGCGAATACGTCGCCGAATCGCGATCGTTTAAATTTACGTTGGCCGTTAAAAACGACCAATCCCGCGCCTTTAAAGTTAGATTGTTTATGATTACGGTATCTAAATTAAACGGCGGTTCTCCGGCTTGCGGCGTTGGCGTGTCGGATTGCGGCACCGTATCCGTTGGCGTCGTCCGTACTTCGCCCTTCGATAATTTTCGTGCGTCGGTTGGCTTTCTGTGCGTGGCCGGCACGGTGTCGCGTTTGGCTTCGATCTTTTCTTTTATTTTTTGCCTTACCGCTTTGCGGATCTTTTGCGCGTCGGCTGCCAAAACCGATACCAAAATGAAGAATAAAAAAATATATTTCATACATAGTAATTTTTAAGGTTGTACGCCGATCCCTAACGCGTCCATAAATTGTTCGGTGTAATAATTATCCAAAGCAACTTGCGCCGCCGTCATTCCCAAACCAACCGACCACATTTGACATTTGCGGACGCTAAACGCGTCGGCCGTGCCGCCGTTATTTCGTGCGCCAATGTAGTATAAATGCGTTGGCCGCGTACCTAATGCGCCCGTTTGCGTGGCGCCGATTTGCGCACCGTTCCAAAATAATCGCATATCGGCGGCGGCCGTTCTGCTTCCAACCATGTATCCGCGCGTATCGGCGGGTGCGGTTGTCGATACTGCGCCCGTGGTACTATTCCACATACGCCCTAATGCGGATCCACCGCTATAAACGCTAATAATGCCCCATTGCGCCGACGTTATTGCACCCATATCGATATTGCCGCCGGCGATATTATCGCCACTATAAAACCCGATATGTTGGCTATTTATGCCGGCCATCGTGGACGCGTTATACGTCGTGGTAATGTACTGATTGGTGCCATTGAAATCAACGCCCGACGTACTAAACGTTGGCGAATTAAACGCGGCCAAAGTAATCGCGCCCTTTATTGGTACGAGTGCGGCGGCCGGTGTTACGGCGCCCCAAATTGGCAATCCGCGATCAATAACCAACGGCCAAATGGCGGCGTCCTTTAAACCAATGATGTAAGTGTTTACGGCTGTTTTTTCGGCCGTTGTCATTGAATAACCGGCCGTTGCCACGGCGTTAATATATGCACCGGCGTCGGCGTCTATTTCTTTCGGGTTGTATAAATCCCAATAAAAGTTTTGGTTTGTGGCCATTTCAGAAATTTTTGGGCTGCCTTGTCCGACGGTTCCAAAAATTACGATTTCGCCCAAATAACCGATAAACGGCGACGTCGCAATGCCACCCGCGCCGATCTGTAAATTATGCGCGGCGTTTACGTTTACGGTTGCTTCAAGTGTTAGCGCGGATCCGCCGGCAATTAAATTGTTACCGTCCATGGCGCCGTCCCATTTTGCAAATGGTAAAACTATTCCACCACTTGACGCGTAATAACTTTGTACCAAATGGTATGCGTTTGGCGTCCATGTGTTTTGGTTCAACGTGGACGACGTGGCGCGTCCGCTTACCGCTTTTGTGGCCGATGTGTTTAGTGCTTCACTTACCGACGACGCCGCGCGATCGTCAAAGGCAAGATAAAAACCGGCTTTTGTACTGGCCAAAGCATTATTTCCTAAAACTGTATAAATGGCATTTGGATCGGCGGTGGTTCCCGCTTTTACGACTATTGATACGCCACCCTGTGTTACGTGGATAAAATTAAACGTCGTCGTACTTGCCGTAAATTCCAAAATGTCGGTACCATCGAAAAATAAAGTCGGTTGGCCGTTCTTTTGATTTAGTACAATTTGCGGTTGGTTGGCCGCCGTGGCTTGCGTCGGGTGGATGGCGCCGACCTGATCGTACCATGTAACGACGTATCCGGATCCGCCGCCGACAAAGGTATTAAACGCGTCCACGTCAAAATCGCGCCCCTTAAACCCGATATCTTGCGTGGCATTATCGGACGACCGGCGCACGTTCACGCACGCGCCGGTATAGGACGATTTTATTAAACGCATGGACAACGCAACTTTGGTACTATCCAAATCGCCGGGACGCACGCCGGGTTCGCGTACGTCGGCGATTTCTTGCGCCCTTGCGAAGAAAATAAGTAACAACAACAAGATTAAAAAAAGCCATTTCATCGCGTGCCATTTAGATAAATAATTAATCCCTTTGCGCCCGTGCCGGCCACGGTAATATCGATGGTGATTTCGTCGTATTTATTAAACGACGACGTGGATAAAACCGGTGGCACGGCGGCCGTTGTGCTAATTTTTTCGGTGGCGTCCAACGTAATTAGCGTGGAAAAAATAGTGGTGCCGCCACGCTTAATATCGATGGTGGGCAAACCGGACGACGACGCGGTGGATACGCTTGCAAATACTTCGGTAATGGCCATATCGTATGGGACGCGGAATGTACGTTTTGCCGTGCCGGTGGATATACTTGTAAGTTCATCGCCCACCGGGATAATTAACGACGCCGGCACATCGGCCGATCCGGCGGGTGCGACGGACAAATTGCCCACGCCATCGGATACGACAACGCCGCCGGCGCCGCTTAATGCGTCGATCCGTACGCCGCCACCGGCAAAAACGTGTTGGCCGGCTTGCTGCACTAAATACGATGTATCGGCGTCCACGTATCCAACAATATCAACGGTGTATTGCGGGTTGGGCGTTTCGCCATACGTGGCGTAAATGTTTAGTTCCGTATGGTCGTCGGTGGCTTGCGCAAAAAATTGACCCCAACCCAATTGCGTTGTGTTTTCGGCGCCAATGGCGGTGAATTGTTCGCCGGGCGTGGTGTGCGCCACGATTAATGGCGTGCCGTCGTCGTTGGTAACTTCAAACGGTTCCACCGGTAAACGTGATCCGATCCCAAACCGGCCGCCGTACCATTGCGTGGATCCGGCGTCCAAATTTATAAACCGGTCGGCACCCGTTGGCAATGCACCATCGGTGGTATAAATATTCACGGGCGCGCCGCCGCCACCTTCATCCCAATAACTTACGCCGGCCGTACTGGATTTTAAAACGTATCCATCGGCCGCCGGTAATGCGTTGGGCAATTGCAACGTCCACGTACCGGCCGCCGGTTGTCCGCGTAAACTTACGGTGCCGCTTGTCGCGCCGGCAAGGTTCAATAAACCTACCGACGTACCCGATTGCCCCAACGTTAAACCGCTTGAATTAAAAATACCGCGCCGGATGGTGTTGGTCATAAATTCAACAAGTCCCGACGCGTGGGACGAATTTACCCGGATACCCGCCGATCCATTGTTGGCAATATTCATTTCGGCGGCGCCACCGGCCGTAGTACTTATCGTTAAACCGCCCGACGAATGGCGCAACATTTCACCGGTGGCGGATCCACTATTTTTAAACTCAATAAATTTAGTGCTTCCAAACCCGCCCGAATTAAGTTCCATGGCCACGCCCGACGTGGCGCCAACGGTAAACGTATGTTTTGCCGTCCAACTTTTCGTCCCGGCAAGTGCGGTTTGGTTTCGCGAGTTATCCACGCGCGTTTTTAATGAATCCCACAAATCCACCTGATTTGGCAAAGATCCGGTAATGCCGCCCCAAACCGACGATCCGCCGCCGCCACCACTTACAACCCATGCCGCACCATTCCAAACGTACAACCCGGCATCCACGCCAACCGAATCGTAATACAACGCCCCGGCGCGTACGATTTGCCCCGACTGAAACGCGGCCGACGCGCCGGCCGGCAAGTTAAACGCCCGAAACATTCCCGCCAACCATTCGTTGCGTTGGGCGATATACGTGTACGTCTGCGCCGACGCCGCCGTGGCCATAACGGCCAACAAGATTATTAATAATGCTTTTTTCATATACATATTAAGGGATATAAACCGATATTATTAACGATATTGGACGATCCGCCGGCGTCGGACACTAAATCGGACGCCGTATCAAAACCATCCGTTGTGTTGCGGATCCTGAAAAAAACATTGCTTCCACCGCCATATCCGCCATACGCAAAACTTCCACGCAAATCGTGATCGTGCGCCATGGTTTCTTGATGTTCATACCGGCCGGCGGCAACCGATCCGTCCACGGCGGCCAATGCTTTTATTACCCGCGACCGTAAATCCGGCGCCCGGAAATTTCCACCTTCCCGCATCCATTTCCCTTTGTTGGCAAATACGGTTTGCCCGTCGGCGGCCACCGACGATTGCGCCCACGCCACGGATCCAACCACCGACGACGCCGGCAAAGAATCCAGTATTTGAACAACGCGCGGGTAATTGGCTTCGGCAAGTAATACGCCGTCGGCCGGTAACGTATTGGCCATGGTTTTATACGCCCATACCAACTTCGCTAAATCGCCATGGGCGGTGCGGGATTGCATCACGTACGCCACGCCGGCTTTAAATAGTATTTCGATATCTTCAAAATTTCCCAATACGATCGCGTTCACGTCCACGCCGTAAAACCGGATCGTATTGCCGGCTGAAAATTGGATAACGACGTTTCGTTGTGCGCCGTAATGCGTTTGCAACTTGAAACGACTATCGGCCACCAATGCCAAATCCAAAATGTTTAACGTGCCAATGGTGGTGGCAAAGTTGGCGATAATGGTGCGGCCGCCCATCGTTACCGGGTTGTAATCCTGATTGGACGATAGTATAAAAATATCGTCGGTGGGCGCCGGTGGCGTTGGCACGCTGCCACTATCTTCGCCGTTGCCCGTATCCACCCGCGTTACCAACGTAACCACGTAAACGGCGCCGCTATTCATTGTTTTTAATGGATCGGCAAAATCAAACCCGCCACCCGCATCCGTACGATCCACAATTTCGGTTGTAAGTAACGACCCGGTGCCACGTTCTTCCACCCAATATTCGCCACCGGCCAACCGTTGGTCGCGCAATCCATGGTCGCCATCGATAGGATCCGCCCAAATTTCGCCGTCCGATAATCCGCGATCCACCACGTATTCAAAACGGGATAATGGATATAATGCGCCGGTGCGTGCGTTGCCGGCAAGTTCCAACAATAATGTATCTTTTGCCGTACCGTTGGACGATCGCCAAAACCGTACAACCATCCAAACTTCGGGCAACTGTGTTATCTGCAATGCCCGGTTGGTATGCGGCGACGGGTAAAATACTTGCGTTTGGTCGGTATCATCTTGTGCGCCCAAATCCACGCCGTCCACGTGGCCAACAACGGGCGTACCCTGCGCCGTACTGCGCACCCATTCCACGACGATAAACCCGGTTTCGCCGGCGAAGTTGTGGGATATATTTAGAAACCCTTGTAATGCCATTATTGTAAGTAATTAATTTCCTGATACGATGTATCGCCGCCGTCCAATCCAAACCCTTTATTATCGATTAATAGGGCGGCCGCCGCGATCCCTTCGATAATGTTTTCATCTTCGTTAATAATGCTATCGCGGTTTAGTTTTTCCCTTAGTTCAATCGTCCAACCCTGCATTGGGTAAAGATCCATTGGCGCACCTTCAAATCCCGCACCTTCGTTTTTGGTGTACAACCGGCCATCAATACTTAAATCACTACAACCAAAGATCCGCGCCACCCGGTCGATTAGGTACGGCGGCACGCCGTACACGCCGCCCAATATAAATTCCCATACCCGGAATGGCACCGAATTGATTAACGTCATATTTAATAACTGATCTTCGTAAACGTTATCCTTTGCGCCGGGATTTTTGTAACGGATGATCGCCGGCACGCGGATCGCCGGCGCGAACGGTGCAAAAAATTTGATCCCTTGCACGCTTTCGTAGTGCGTGTATTGGATATACAACGTCGGGTTTTCATCTTCCAAAAAAATCGAATCCGGTGGCGGTACTTCCAAAATTTCAAACGGTTCGGAATAAGTTAAACCGCCGCCCGTGTCGCGGGTAAAAAAGTATTTACCCGGATCGAAACCCGATAGCGGTACCGATATTTGGCGGATATAATAGGTTGGTCTTAATTCGTCCTGTTGCAAGGTTTCAAACGCTTGCGTATGCACCAACAAACCGTCGGCGTCGTACATACGTAAAACAATTGGCGCAAAATTGGACGTGTATTGCAATCGCACGGCGTCCGACGGGATCCATGGTTGGTAGAAACAAACCTTTTGATCCCATGGTTGGATCGTGCGGCGAAATGCCCAATCGTCTATAAACCGTGATAAATAGTTTGCCGGCTGCGTATTATCCAATTTGTGGAACTTTACCGGGTTTAAAAAGCTATCGTATAAAACGTTTGGCATTGCTTTTTAGATTAGCGAAATTAAATTATTATCCGGCGCGGCGAGTAATTTAAACGTTTGTTCGTCCAAATCGTTTAAGGCAATGCCGGCGCTTATTAAAAATCCCGTGTACGTAACGCCCTTCCAAATAAAGGAAAAAACCGGGTTCGGGTTGGCTTCCAACGCCGATACCATATCCACCGGGCTAATGGTGTCAAACTCAAAATAGTAAGGTAGAAACAACGGCGCGCCCAAATCCGCCACCGGGACGTCGGCTTTTTCTGCGATCCCGCCGGCGATCAAATCTTTGTTGCGGTTGGCCGAAACGAATGTAACGGACGCCGGCGCGTAATTGTGGCAAATCCCGGCGATCCATCCCGCGTGGTTTAATAGCATCCGTTTTGGTGTCAATGGCACATTAAAAACGCTTTCCTTTAAATCTGCATCCACGTCCGGATCCGTTAATTGCGTGATCGGTATCGACCGATCCAACGAATAATATTGACCTTCCAAAATTTCAATGGTGATCGGTGCCACCGGATCTTCATCCACGACGCTTTCGCCCAACGCTATCAATTGACCAAAAAACCACGTCCCGGATCCAACCACCGAATAATCGCCGTTGTTTAGCGTGGATCCCGATACGCGTATAACCATTCCGGCGCGGATTAATGGCACGGGTGCCGTGATCGATAGTAACGGCGCACCCGGCGTGAACGGCGCACCATCGGCGCGGATAACGGCCGACGTGGTAAACGTATTGCCGGCGGGATCCGGCACCACGGCAAGTGCAAAAACGTCGTTGTCCGTACTTTTGTCCGTGGTTGTTTTCTGATCGTAATTTGTCCGCGTGTGTTCAATTTCGTACGGGCTTGCCTTGTACGAGTGTTGTATATCGTATTCCTTTTCCGGGATGGCTTTTAATGGCGTGTTCCAAATTTGGTACCCGTTAAAATCAAATTTGCCATTTAGGTCGTCCACTTCTTGTTCGGCGTGGCCAACCCTTATGCGGGTGGCAAGTAGATCCACGGCGGCGAGTACCTTCAACGCTTTTATTTCGCCGAGTGGTACGGCGCCCGTTGGCACGTATGCCGTGGCGCGCCCTTCGACCGTAATTACGCCATTAACGATTGTCATTTCGGCCATTATCAACGAATCAACAAACTTGAAGTAATCCCGCCACGACGTTTTAATGGCTGCGTTGGCCAACCCGCGCACGCCATCGCCGCTTGTAAGGATCACGCCCAACGTTTGTAATACGGTCGATTGGAAATTATCGGCGTTGCCCGTCATTTTTTCGACCAACTTGCGCCCCAAATCGTACACGGTAAATCCACGGATCGTGGATGGCAACGGTTTGGATAACGCGGTTAATTCCATGGTACTTTCGCCCAACACGGCAATCGTGCCATAATTTAAAAACAAACGGTCGCCGGCCACCATATCGAATGTTTCGTCGATCGGGATATTTGCCCCAATCGCATACGGATCGCCGGTGGCCATATCCAATTGAAACCGTATGGTATTGGTAACGGTATTAAACGCGGATAAAATAATGGATACCGTGCCGGCCGCCGGGATGGTGGACGGCGTGATGTTTACAAACAACCCGGTTAAATGTACGCCGGCGATATCTTGCGCGGCTTCGGCAAAAAAGTTTGGGTTATCGACGTTCAACGGTGCGCCCGATATATCAACGGACGTGCTAAGTATGGCCAATCCCGGTATCCGGTTTTCCTGCGTCGTTAAAAATAAACCCGGCGCACCTTCATCGTATCCACCCGGCACGGGATATTCAAACGGCGGGATAAACCATTTATACACGCCCTTTAAAAACATACCATCCATGGCGACGTTTTTGGCGTCGGTGTCGAATGGGATTTCATACGTGGTACCTTCCGCCGCTTTGAGTTGGCGTTGGGTGCCACCTTCCATAATCCCGATATTGTACCGATAACCGCCCTGATCATCGGACGACGTGGCAAAATCCAATTGCCCTTTGTAAAGTTGTTTATAATATTCTTTAAAGGTGGCGTCCGTCCATTCATACGTCAATCGTTTTACCAATAAAAAGATTTCCCTATCGTTGTTGAACTTGTACCAATCGTTACGTAATATTTTGGCGCCATCCATCACAAAACCCAATTGCAACGAAAAATTGCGAATGTTGCCCCAATACACCGGCGATCGTTCCCATCCTATGCTAATTTCCTGATTGCCGTCCGGCGCTTGCGCTAATGGCGTCGGCGCACTTGTGGACGTAACAACGCCGTTTATAATTGTCCGGCTTCGGCCGTCCTTTTCAGTCAGGAAATAAAGAAACTTTTTCAAATGCTTCGGTTAATGTAGTTCCTAAAATTTGACCCGGTACGCATGGCCACCGTGTACGCCCTTTCGGCGCGGATTAGTGGTTGCGGGATCCGCTTAATGGCTCCAACCACTTGCCCAAATCCACGCTTTAACGCTTCGGTGGTATCGATGGATTGCACGTTTACCCGGCCGGATCCCATGGTATCAAAATCGGGAAACACTTTTGCGCCACGTGGCAAATCTACCAACGTACCCGTGGATGGCGTGCGGTAAATGGATCCGTCCGGCAATAATACACCTTCGGATCTTCCACCATCACCAACGATGGCAAGTCCGCCGCCATGCCCTTCCGTACCGTGTGCGTACTTCGGAATGGGCTGCGCGAGTACGCGCGCGATCTGCACCGCACCCAACGCGCCCACGACGGCCGCCAATGCGATGTTTTGCGCGCCCCATGGTTTGGCACCCAACGCGCCCACGACGGCAATGGCGGTACCCTGCGCGATTTCTGCCACGGCACGCGCTTTTTCGTATCGCGCTTTTTTCTGATCCAATTGTTTTTGCCTTAGTTCCAATTGTTCCCGTTTGGCTTGCGCGCGTGCTTCGATAACGGCAATGGCCGCCGCTTTTTCTTCGGCGTTTACAATGGTTTGGTCGGCCACTTCGATTTCTTTTTGCTTTTGCAATTCCAACATATCGATTTGTTCTTCGATCAAATTTTTTTCCGCGTCGATCCGGTTGGTAAATAGGTCAAACAAAAATCCATTTACTTCCATCGCCAATTGTTTTTCGTATTCATGGCGACGTTCGATTAATTCTTTTTCTATTTCATCGGCTTTTTTCTGATCGTCGGATTTTGTTTTTAATGCTTTGTTATTTTTAGCAATATCGGCGTCCAATACTTCATCGCCGGCGCTGCGCATATCGGCAAAATCCTGATCGGTTTTTTTCTGCGCGTCGTCCAATTCTTTTTGGCGCCGGTCGCGCGCTTTTATTTCGATGGCGTTTATTTGATCGTGTACGCTGCGTTCAAGATCCACACGTTTTTTGGCGGCGTCCGCATCGATGGCCGATTTTTCGGTTTCGGTTTTGCCCTTAATATTTTTTTCGTATTCCGCATCCAAATCGATGATATCTTTTTTAAGTCGTGCAAATTCGACCGCCGCTTGCATACGCTTCGCGTAACTTTCTTGTTCATTACCTAATATGAAACCTTGCGCGTCGGCCGCCATTTCCATATTAGTTTTGGCGATATCGTGCGCCGCTTTTTTATTTGCTTCTACCAAATCGCGACCCTTTGGCGCGGCACCGGTGGTTAATGGTTTGTTTGGATCGCCACCGCCCAACGTGCCGCCGGTGTCGCCGGCTTGCATCTTGTATAATTCGGCAAGTGCAATGCGCGTAACCCGTATTTGTTTTTGATAGCGTTGGAACTCTTCCACGGTGATAAGTCCCGTTTTGTCCGTCTTACCTATTTTTTCCAATCTTTGGAAATCGACTAACTTTTTGTTTAGTTCGTCGATGGCTTCGCCGGCGCTTTTACCTTCCATCGCGGTTTTGGCAAGTCCCTTGCCGGCGGCTTGTTCAATCCGCGCCATTGTTTCGGCGGCTTCGCGTGTGCCGGTTGAAAAATCACCGGTGAAAATATTTTTTAAATTTTCCAAAACGCCGCCAACGCTTTCGCCGATGTAGTTTAAACCGATTAGTATTTTGTTAAGCCAACCCATTAACGTCGCCAACACGGGTACCAACCGGCCGCCTACTTCTTCCTGTAAATTTTTTAACTCTTGCCGCGCCGACGCCAACCCGCCGGCGGCACTATCGGCAAACGCTTGTCCCACTCCTTCCACCTTTGGCGCCAACTGATCCATTACAACGCCAAACGCTTCGGACGTTGTTTTGGCATCCTTAATGTTTATGCCGTATTCCTTTAATGCTTTGCCATTCCCTTCCAATGCTTTTATTATCGTCGTTGTCGCACCGGCCAAATCTTGCCCACTTGCCGCCGCGAAATCGATAATCACCGGGATCAATTCGTTTATTTGATCTTCCGTTAATTTCCCGTAAATGGCGAGTTGGTTAAACGTCTGTAACAAATCATCGTTATCCAAATACGTAAATTGAGTTGCAAGTTTATTGGCACTATCTTCCATGCGCGCAAACGCTTCCGGGACGCCTAAATTTTTTAACGTGTTCTGTAACATTCGCACGTTTTTGTCCATCGAAATAAATTCGTCGATGGCACCCGAAAAAAAGGATCCCAACCCGGCAAACGCGGCGAGTTGCAAACCCAATCCTTTTAATTTATCGCCCACGCCGCTTATTGCGCTGCTATAATTACCAACGTTTCGTTGGTGATTGCCCACCGACGCGTCGATGGCTTTTAACCGGTCGTTTAATGCGTTGGCGGATTTGGCCGCCGCTTGCGCGCGTTTATCTTGCATCCCGTATTGTACGGCCAAATCTTGCGCGTGTTTGGCCGCCGCTTGAAACGCCATGGCAAGTTGCTTATATGGTCGCTGCGCTTCGGTGGCTGCGTCGGCTGCCTTTTTAGTCGCCGCCGCTTGCCGTTCCGTTTCTTTCGTTGCCGCCACGGTTGCTTTGGTTTGCGCCAACATGGCTTTGGCTTCGGCTTCTTTTTGTTTGGCAAGTAAGGTGGACGATTTGGTGGACGCGTCCACGGCTTTCGTTAATGACTGTAATTTTTTTTCTAAATCATTTATTAGTTGTTGGTACTTCGCAAAATCTTTGGTGTTAATATTTAAATCGATACTAACTTTCCGGGCTTCGCGAATGTACCCGATGGTTTCTTTTACCATGGCTTCGACCTTCGCTTGTTCGGCCGCAATGGCCGCCACGTCGTATATCGAATCGATCCTATTTGCGCTTGCCATATTGTTTGGAATTTTGTTGCGCGTTTACAACTTCGCAATATTTTTCGTATTGGTTTAATAATTGGCACCACTCCGCCACGGTCGTAATTTCTAAATCCACGCGGTACCCCTGATGTTCACCCAACGTAATCGCCCACACGTAAAATCCTTTTTTATCCCATCCCTTGCCATCGTGCTTTTGTTGGTATTCGTTTAACTCTTGTTCCTTTCGTTGCCACGTTGTTATTGTTTTTTTATTCGCCGATAGGACGGCGCGGATATCGCGGGAAAAATTTACTTCGTTATCCATGGGAAACGGGTGGCGATAATTGTATTGGCGTAAAATATCTTTTACTTCTTCGTACTGCGCGATCAACACGGACGTAAAACAAACCATCATCATCGTACAACATTGTTGCACGATTTGGTATTTAGCTTTTAAAAACGATATTTCTTTTACCAATCCCAAAATGTACAAACTACTTTTGTTTTCCCTTAACGAAATGTATTCCGCATATAGGTCGTCCCAATAATCCGGGCGCGGCGTTTCCTGCAACAACCAACCGATAAACGGTACCATTTTAGTATTATAACAATCCACGTGTAATTGAATTAATAAACACCGGTCGCAACGATTGTAAATATTGTTTTAATGCTGCATCGGCCAATCCGAAAATATCTTCGGTGTACCGGTTTTTCAGCATCGTATTTTTTGAATCCACGCTATTGATAATAAAAATATCTTGCCGCACGTCCACCCGGATCCCGGCGTAAAACGCGCCGGTGTCGTACAACTTTATCGGCGTGTCGGGTTTGCCATACCATTCAATGGATCGCCACGAATAATGCGGCAAATACTGGCCGGTACTCATTAAACCCAACGACAATTGCCCACGCTGCAATGCAATAATTTCGTCGTCGGTATCCTGTATGGATTTAACCATTATCGATGGAATGTTTAAGGCTTCCAACTTCACCAACATATCGTGCGCCGTTGTCATAATATTAAAATGGGACGGCGTTACGGCGCCGCCCCAATCCTAAATAAAAATCCACGCCGACAAATTTTACGATCCTAAATCCACGGTGGCTTTTACGCTTTCGTATCCAACAATATTAATTGGCGGGTTGGCTAAAACGGTCGGCGCCGATAGTTCGACGGTATCGCCATCCGCAAACGGTGTGGACGACGCCAACGCCCACGATTTGGTCGTATCGTTGGCCGTAACGGTCGAAATGGTCTTAACCGCACCGGCCGCCGTAAACGCTTTCCACGCCGTTAATCCGGACAATTCCGTTTTATACAAATCATACATATCGGTTGATCCGCAATCGGTTTCCGCCGTTACGTTGGCCGTTGATCCGGCCACCGAAATAATGGTTAATTTGATATCTTCCAACCCGGCGAGTTGGTTTAAAATATACGCGTCGGTGCCAACGCGTTTAAATGCGATGGCTTCGTTAATGTACACGGGATCGAATGAAAATTCGGTGGTGTAATTTGTAACGTTGGTGCCATCCGATGGACGCCATGGCCGCGTATAAATATCACTCATTGGCACACCGGCGAGTCCCCATTCGCCGTTTACGTCCTTGCGGGACGTACCGATTAACGTGTTGCCGCTTTCGATAAATATTACATTAAACTTACCGATTAGTCCATTGAACGTACGCAACGCATTGGATAAATTTAGTCCACCCTGAATAAACTGAAATGCCCAATTGTATTTCCCTTCGCGTACTGTTTTTACGGTACCATACCCGAACGTTTGCCGGGTTGGATCTTCCGTGTTATCGGTGATGGCTTCAAATGGTTGAAACGGGTAAATACGTTCACCTTCCGGCGCCATCGTCGCGTCGGTTAATGTGTCGGCAATGTTGGCGTCCGATAGTTCGTCCGCCGTAAATACTTTATTTTTCGGCGTGTATATTGCGCCGATGATTAATTTGGGATCAAAAAAACATTCGCAAATACCCGTATTACGAACGTCGGATCCGCAAAAAATTTTGTTTAGACCTTCCATGTTTTAAAATTTACGCAATTATTTAAATAAGTTACCAATTGCAAATCCGCTATTTCGATCCCATCCAAAATTTCGTCGAACAAATACCCGGCGTTACCGTACAATGCCGGATCGCCCCAATGCGGCCGATCGATCCGCGCGTGTTCAAATCTTCCGTATTGCATAAACAACCCGGATACCCATAATTGGTACATAAACGCGTCATATATCGGTACCAACACCGTTTTAAATACATTGGTTTCGCGTTGCGGCCGCGTAATATCCTTACGACTTAAATGTAAAACCATAATTTTTACGTCCGCCACACCGAACAATCCCGGCCGCCCATTCAATACGCGGAAATCTTCAAACAAAACGATTAACGGATACCGGTTTGGCCGATCCGTTTTACCCTTTTGTAGTAACCTTTCTTTTACGTCGTTGTAATGGCCGTATTGATAATGTACGCCGGTAATCATCGGATCCACGGTTTGCAACGCGGGTAATACGGTGGCGCTTGTTTTTGCAACCATGCCGTCCATTATATCCACTATGCGTACCGGTGCGATCATAACCCCAATGAATTTATTTTTTTGAACAAATCACCGCATCCGCCATGGTCGTCGTGGCAAGTGCAGCCACATTCGCAATAATTCGGATAATTGCAAATTTGCCACTCCGGATACACGGTACCGTTGGCCGTTAAAAATCCCTTTAATAAATTGTTTAAATCTACCATCCTATTCCACGCGTCCACCATGCGATCCACGCTTGCCACATTCCGGTTGTTATCGGTTGTGGACGCAACGGTGCCGATCAAAACAAAATCCGAAATCCGGTTATCGACGTAATGATAAAAAACATACTGCGCAATCGGCGACGGTTTGGCGGCAAATCCCGGCCAACGGTAAGTACAACCGTTTTGCGTGAACGTGCCGCCACTTAATAAACCCGTCCATCGTTGATCGATGGCGCCGGATCCATCCGTACCGGTAACAAACAATTGCCACAAATTGTACCCTAAAACACATTGTAAATATTCGGGTTCATATTGGTTGATAAATGCCAACACGTCGTCCAAACCTTCCGTGTTTCCGGTTTGTGGTAAATTGGTTTTATTACGGAAATATGTTTCGTCGATAATCATTTAGCACTTATTTGATTTGCCTTTTTTTCAGCTTTCAAACGCTTTATGATCGGTTCCGGATCGTGTTTGCGCACGTCCATTTTTACGCCCTTTGCTTCCAACTTCTTTACAATCGAATAATGGATGGCGTGCGTGGATCCTTTACGGTAAATCGTTTCCGGCACGGTTTGAAGTTTGCCGGGCGCGCTTTGGTAATCTTCTTTAAACGTAACGATCCGCGTGTTTTTTTCCTTGTTGTTCATTATGGTTGATTTTTAAATGGCATCGATCGGGCGGATTTACGCTTCGATTGCGGCTTTAATGTTTGCCCACGTGTCGTACACCACGGATTTTTCGCGGTTTTCCGGGATGAACGATAAAAACCGTTGATATCCACGGAACGACGTGCGGTCATACCGGAAATCTTCACCGTTTAAACCACGTTCAAACACCATGGCGCCGTATGCGTAAATTTTAAAACCTAATTCCGCACCAATAACCAATACGTGCGTGGATGGCACATCTTCTTCATCCACGGCCACCACTTGCACGCCGGCAATATAGATTTGGCCATTGGTGGACGTGTACACTAAATTTTGGTTTTGGTAACGTTGTTGCGTATCCTTTAAATGTAAAATTTGGTACCATACATCGGACGAAACAAATGCCATCCCGGCTTGTTCCTTGTAATACCGCATCATAGCAAATACCGCAATTAATTGGTCGATATAATTGGTGGTATTGGCGGTAAACTTATTGTTGTATCCGGGCGTAACGATATATTGGGACGCGTTTTGTTTTAGTCCCATTGGCGCGTCGGGATCAACAGCAGGATTATTATTTAGTAATCCATTATTTATTTCTTCGCGCATTTCATCCATGAAATCTTCCCGGATCCAACGTTCAAGCGATGGCACGTCCTGTAATAAACAATCTTCCACGGTGCCAAATATGGCCACCTTTTTTGCCTGTGCCGTGCCGGTTGTTACCCGGAATGATCGCATTGGCTTTGCTTCGCCGCACGTGATCCATGCCGCGCCGCCGCTATCGCCGGACAAACTATCGGGATCCGTACCATCTTCCACTTTAATTAAGTAAACCAACGTCGGCACGCTGATCGGCCGGATATTCATGTAATCCAAAATTATATTGGTTTTCCTTTTACGGAAATGTAATTCGGGATCCACCAAACGCCCGGTAACGGCCGAAATATCGGTGCCGGCACCGCCCATGTAAAACGTCGTCGTCGAAAATATTTCCGGCGCTTTCATTACGATTTCGGCTTTGTTGTTTGTTTTCTTACCATCTTCAAACGTGGCCTTTACAAAATCTTCCACGTCCTTTGTGGTAAACATTGATTTTGTTTTGCCCTTGCCGCCCGTGCCGCTTTCTTTTTCGGCCGCCGCTTTTTCCTGTAATTCCACCAATTGTTTGTGGATACTTTCGTTGGCGTCGTTGATACGTTTAATGGAATCCGAAATTTGCGCCGCTTCCATCTTGCCGATATTGGTTTGAAGATCCGCCAATTGTTTTTTCAGCGTTTCAAATTCGGCGGCGTCGGCTTTTTCGCCCAACATGGTTTGAAAGTCGTCCACCTGTTTTCCAATGGCGGCAATGGCTTCGGCTTCCGTCAAATCTTCGGTGGTTGTTGTCGTCCCGCCATCACTTTTGTACGCGATATTGTGGCGGATGGCACCGATTTGTTGGCGACGGCTGCGGATCTTTGGTAAATAACTTACCGGCCGCGTTGGAAATTTTAAAAATTTGCGTTTCATTTTTTTAATTTTTTGAGTAAATTATTTAATTCCACCTTAACGCGGGTGCGATCTGCGGCCGCACGTTCACGGGTGCCATCGGGCGATCCGTGTTTGGGTTCATCGTATAAAATACCGGTCGCATCGTTTGATCCAAACAATACGGCCGATCCTTCTTTATATATTTTAGCTTCGTAAATTGCCCAAAAATATCCGGCTTCGTCGGCGTCCGTTTTATTGGCAATATCCGGGTAATACTGATCCCATAATTTCTTTTCGGCGACGTATTCTTTACCCTTTTGATTTATGGCCAAATCCAAATTAACGTACACCATGCGGATCGAATTTTGGATCGGCGCGCCGCCCTTAATGGCGCGGTACGCGTCGGCGTTGCTATCTTCGGTTAATTTGGCTTTAAATATTAACGCTTCGGTGGATCCATCGTAATCGCGTCCCAAATCTTTCCACGCCATATTTTTTACCATTATTTCAACGTCGGCCGGATAACTGATTACTTTACCAATGGATAAATCGTGGTTGATAAGATAGTACGTTTTGCCGTTTTGCTCCGTGGCCGATTTGTTCCATATCCCGTTTAAATGTAAATCGCCATGGCTATCCAAATAATTGGTGGTATTGATCACCGGGTAAATATGGTCGCCGTAATTTAAGGTTGTGCCGGGATCGTTTTTAATCGTTTCACCATCGCGCATTTGCGCCGTGGTAATACACAAATCAATTGGATCGCTGCATTTTATTGCTGCTTTTTTCAAACTAATGATCCGCGATTTATGAATTTTCAACGCCGCATACATATCGGCCGTCGTGGCGAAATCCCGGTTTAATTCTTTGCAAATCATTTTTTAATTGCTTTTCCGATCTGCTTTATTTTGTTTTCGATTTCGGTTTTCAAATGCGGATTTTTTGCAGCTTTTTCGCGCAACTTTTTAATCGTTTCCGCTTGTTGCTTCGATTGGTTCTTTTTCATCGATGGTAAAATTTGTGTCCAAAAATGTATTTATTTCGGGTAACGGGATCCCGGCGGCAACCATCATATTAAACGTCTGCATTTTGGTTTGTTGGATGGCCGCCCGTTCGCGTTCAAAAACTTGCGTAAACGGCAAGTGATCCCAACCAAATACAATTCGTTTTCCTTTGGCATCGTATCCCCAACGTTTGGCAAGTGCGGATCCTAACATTTCCCCGGCCGGCTCCATCGTGTACGCCACGTGGCGCGCTTGCGCTTTTTCCTGATTTTCGTACGTACTGCTTTGGTAGGCTTCCAGTATATCGCGCGGTATGCCGTACATATTGCCGATTAAAAAGTAATCGGCCAAATATGCTTTATCCAGTTCCAACACCTTTAAATCGTCCACAAATCGTTTTATATCGATCATCGATTTTAGCGCGTGTACCGGTTTATCGCCATTTGTTTTTTGCTCAATGTCCCGTTTTTCATCTTCGCCCATTATTTTCCGGGTAACGTCGGCCGGATCCGTTGTCCCGGCCACCAAAAATTTGCCCGAATAACGGACGTTTATATTTTTGGAATCCAACGCGATTTCGGAATTGGAAACGATCTTGTAAAGTGCGTCGATTTTGCTAAACCCTTTAAACCAATTGCCCGTCCCGTTGGTTAAATCCGTGATGATAACGATTTGTTTTAACGGGATATCCATTTTGCTGCCATCTTCGTATCGATAGATCAATTGCGTGTCTAATATGCGGCGCAATTTGCTTTCCGATAGTATTAGTTTGTCTTTATGTTTTTCCATTTCGGTTGGCCATTCGATTTTGTGGTTTTCCAACCAATACATCGGCGCGTTGGGACGTTCCACCACGTCGCTATCCATGTACAAATACGCGTTGCCTAACATTTTATAAAACATATAGCACCATAGCCAATCCGTTTTGGATTGCATCGGGTTTGGCTGCGCCAACCGTTCCAACGCCGGATCGCCATCGTCGGTATTGCCGTTTTTCTTATACACGTACGGACGCGCCAACGAAAACAAATCGCATTGAATGGAAAAAATTTTGAGTAATGCCGGGTTGGAAAAAATGGCCGTGAGTTTTTCGGCGTCCCGGTGGTAATCGTTAAACATGGGCGCAACGCCCCATACGTGGTACGGATACCATTGGTGGTACATACTATCCCGTAAATACGCGGTGCCGAATAAGTTGCTAAACCACGACAATTGGATGATTTACGGGCGAAGGTAGAGAAAAAATAAAAAATCCGGCCATTTGGCCGGATCTGCTTTATACTTTTATTCCTAATTTCCTTTCCAATATTTGGTACGCTTGACAAATATTGCCGCGACGGGTATGGCCGGTGCGTTGGCTATATCGATGACGAAATAAAACGCCGGCCGTGCCGCAATCCATAAACCAATAATAGATAAGGTTGGATAATTCCACGCCGATCCGGTCGCCTTCATTACAATAATTTATTCCTTTTGCTTTTGCCGCCGCTTCGATTTGTTGAAAAATTGTCATTTTGTTTGTTGTTTAGAAAACAAAGATAGGGCGCGGTATCGTAACCACCAAATTTAAATTACTTTTTTCACTTTGTCGTACATAAATTCCCGGATATGGTGCGCGTCGGGCGTGAAATCGTCGTGGCACCAACTAAGCAATCCAAACCGGTTTTTATACATTACCAACGAATCGATATGCGATTTCTTTTTACGCTTCCCGGCCATCACGATTTCGGCCGCCCGTAACATATTTCGTTTAAGTGCGTATCGCTGCATATCTGTCATATCGGGCGCACCGATCTTGTGCAGCATGGCCACGATATCGTCGCCCGATAGGTATTTATCTTCGGCGATAAGAAGATTAACCGCCAATTTGATCCACTTAACATTGCGGGTTTTCTTCGCCGGTTTGGCGTCCACGTGGGACGTGGTGCGCATAACCCGGATTTCCTTGTTGGATTTGGTGTTGGTTTTAAACCGGGACAAACTTTCCAACAATAGTTTATTGTCGTCTAATGCGTTTTTGATTAGATCAAAATCGCGTTTGTACGATAAATATAATTGTTCGGCTTCCAAAAACGGTGGTTCTTTAATGGCAAGGTCGGCCATTTGGCCGGCCATTTCCGCTTCCGTTAATTTGATCATTTTATTTATTTGATCTTCGGTAATGTTTAGGGCGTAAAAATCGCGTGGATTTGTCATTGGGTTAAATTGTATGGTAAACGAAATATGATTGAAGAAATGCGCGCGCATCGCCGGCGGCGTCGTCGTACGTGCGACAATCGAAACCGCAATGGATTTCGTTTTGCGTTTTAGGGTTAATAATAACGAAATCCCATTTATCGCCGGATTTTTCCACGACGACAAACGCGCCGTAATACTCAAAAATTATTTGTTTCACGATTTCCAAATTTTATACCCGGCGGCGTTAATAAATGCGTCCTTAACTTCGATCCATTCAAAATCCATGGATCTGTGTTTGGGCGGTTTTTGATTTGCGCGCGTGGCTGCCATAAACCCGTCGCCGATCGAATACACCGGCAAGTTGGTATGGCCGGCGTGATACCGGTATTCTTTTAGTTCGTCGCGATCCCATCCAATATGCTGCGCCAATGCTTCTTTAGAATTTTTTACCATGGCTTAAAAGTTTTTATTGATTAATAAAACGTAGTGGGAAACGGTTTTTTTAAACGCGTCGGTGTCCATGTAGGCGATCACGTTTTCGGTGTCCGTCAAACCGTTTTCGATCACGTCCAAAATTGCCATTTTTACGGCCATCTGCATTACTGTTAATTTTTCCATTTGTTTGTTGTTTAGAAAACAAAAATAGGTGGCTTTTTCGTAACCACCTAATTTATTTTAATAAATATTTCGGCGAAGTTTGCGCCGGTTGGCCGGCGTATCTTCCAACAAACCGTCCAACGTTTCGATCTGCACCCGTGCGCGTCCCTGATACACGTAAAACGCCGATCCATGGCGCCGTAATACAAATGCCCGGATCCGCCGGTGGCCGTCCGGATTTACGTCTAATGCGACCACACGCAACACTTTTTTTTGCTCCAATAATAGTTTCATAAGTTTTTTAGTTTTCAACGTACGCAACCGGCACGGGATCCATGCCCATCGTTTTTTTGCGCCACGCGTTGTGGCGGCCGTGGGCGTTTTTGCCAACCAAATCCGTCCGGCTAAAGTAAAACCGTCCATCGATGGTGGCCGCCACGTACCGGCGGTTGGAATACCGTTCGGACACGCGGCGCCCGGTTGCCGTTTCAATTACTTTGTAATGGTAATGGGCGCCAACTTTGGCGCCCGTTTCAATCCTTAATAGTTTATACATTTAGCAATAAATTTCGTACGTGCCGTCGTTGTGCCTACTTTGCCCACCCAATGGCATCCCGTCCAACATTCCGCCATTGGCCGTGGATCCTTTTACCTTTGCCGATACTTTATCCGCATCGGCTTTGGTGCGTACGCCGATCCGGTCGTAACACGTGCCGCAATTGTACCATACAACGTTTGCGGGATCCAACCCGAAACGTTGGGCGGCGTATAATACTTCGTTGGCGTACTTTGGTTGCGGCGGCGGCGGTGGATTGTCGTGTACTAATGCGTGGCCGTGGCGTTTTAGCATTTCGTTAAATTGCGTTTCCATTTTTCTTTCTTCTCTTGTCATATTATAACAGGTTTTCAATGTTACGGATTAATACTTTTAATTCGGTTTCGGTCAATTTTTCGGCGATGGCGCCCATTATCGGATACGCTTTTTTGGCGTCGGTAAACCCGGTTTTCTTCGATCCTTTAGACAAAAACAAGTTTACAAAATAGAGTTTATTAAATGCGCTTTCGTATGGATCTTTAATTTGCATGGGATGATTATTTTTTGATTGCTAAAATGAACTTTCCGCAACAATTGTAAACTTCGATACCGGTAAAACCATCGGCGTCGTATGCGGTAAAGTAATCGCGGGATGATCCCACAAACCACGCGCCGGCGACGCCGTGGCGGTGTTGGCGGTATTCGTCCGTCATTTCGGCCGTCTGAAATCCGCCGTGTTGGCTTTCGCAACCATCCGTCATACCGGAAAATTTAGATTTAACGTTGATCCACAACGCGCCGTTGTTTTTCTTAATGAAACTTTTAACCGTGGTGAGAGTAATTTTTGCCATTTGTTTGTTGTTTAGAAATCAAAAATACGTTGCGGGATCGTAACCACCAAATTTATTTTAAAGAGTTACAAAACGCGTGGTATCCAACCCGGTTAAACTTGTTAAATTGTTTACGGTTTTGCTGATGATGGATTTATCATCCGCTTGCGCGTTATCGAAACCAACGCAACCGATTTTATAATACTTTATTTGGCCATACTGCGCGTAAATGGTGGCATCCGCCGTGGCTTGAAATTTTGCGCCAAAGTACATGAAACGATCGCCGGTTTTTAGGTCTTTTATGCTTTTCATTTGTTTGTTGTTTAGAAATCAAAAATACGTTGCGGGATCGTAACCACCAAATATAATGTAAAAAATATTTTACTTATTTTTTACCACCCGCGCCGCACACGCCGTGCCAAACGGGAACGACCCTTGCGAAACGTGGCCGGGTGGTATTTCAACGTAATAACGGCCGTCGGTTTGGCTAAGTTCCAACCATACAATGGTTTTCAAAACTTCGCCGCATTTTTCACATTTAATTTTTTCCATTTTATCGGATATTATATTTTGCCACCGCCGACGCCAACGCCCGGTCGGCGGATTGCTGCATTATGCGACACACGCTTGCGTAATACCTTTCGGCGTCCACTAATGCCGGGCGCACGTGCGTTGCCATTTCTGCGCCATGCTGCGCCATGCGGATCACGTACCCGGCGGGATCTGCGCACAATTTAACGATCCAACCGTTTGTAAATTCGCGTTGGCGAAGGGTTGTTGTATTCATAAAAAAAGGGTGGCCGGGACGCGCCCGGCCGTTTTATTAAAATTTAGTATATAAACCGGTAACGTCGGTGAAAATTGATTGTAACATATCGCAATAAACGTCCGAAAATTCGGCCACGGTCGCGAAATTAAAATTTTTATCCGCCGCCGCCATAAACTTTACCGTGTACGTATCGTTGGCGTCCAACGTGATCCAGCAATATTTCGCCCGGCTTTTGTTTTTGGCTAAGTGAAACGATAGGGCGTTGGCATCGGCCACGAAATTTTTGGATCCCGTCATTA